GCCCAGCCCCGTGCTGTTCCAGTTGCTCGGCTTCCTCGTCGATGCCGCTCGCGGAGTCGTTCGCACGACTTTTGACGAGTACGACAAGTTTGGCGGGAACACGCCGGTCGGCACCGCCAACATGTTCATCGAGCAGGGCCTGAAGAACCTTGGCGCGGTGCATGGACGACTCCATCGCTCGATGCGCCGGTTCCTGAAGCAGCTTTGGGACATCAACGCACGCACGATCAACAACGTCGAGATACAGGACGACTACGGCGAACTGATCGTCTCGCGCGAGGACTTCGCCGGTCCGCTGATGGTCGTGCCGGTCAGCGACCCGCGCATCTTCTCGGATATGCAGCGCCAGTCGCTGGCCCAGCTTGTCGTGCAGCGTTCGCAGGCGCTGCCGATGGTCTACGACATGAGGAAGACGGAACTGTACTTCCTCAAGCAGATGAACGTGCCGAACCCGGAACAGTTCCTGCAGCCGCAGGCGCAGCCGGTACAGCAGAACGCCGTGGCCGAGAACACGACCGCGTCGAACGGCCTGCCCATCAAGGCGTTCCCGGGTCAGGACCACGAGGCGCATCTGGCGGTTCACCTCGCCTACATGCAGTCGCCGCTGTTCGGATCGAACACCATCATCGCGACCAAGTACCTGCCCGCCATGCTTCAGCACCTCGCTGAACACATCGCGCTCTGGTACTCGAACGCCATGCTGGAAGCGGCAAACGCCGCGCTTCGCGCCCAGACCGGAAACGAGATGCTCACCATCGAGTCGTTGTCGGCCCCGCAGTTCGAGGCCCCGCTTGACCGCATGCTGGCCGAACTGACGCCGGAGGTCATGCAGCACGCCGACGAGGTTCTGGGACCGATGCCGCAAGTCATCGCGCAGGCCCAGATGCTGATGCAACGACTCGCGCCGCAGCAGCCGATGGACCCCAGCATCGTCGCCATGAAGGACGTGGATCGCCAGACGCAGGCCGATCAGGCGAACACGCAGTTGAAGCTGGTCAGCGAGCAGAACAAGGCCCAGCAGGCGGAACGCAAGGACATGCTGACGGCGCAGAAGATGCAGCTTGACGCCGAGAAGCTGCGCCAGAGCGCGGAGAACAGCGCGGCCGACCGGGAACTGCGCGAGCGCGAGGCGGCTGACCGCAGCGCCACTGCAGCCCACGGCAACGAACTGCGGCTGGCAGGTGTTCACGCGACCAACCAGTCGCGAGAGACGGTCGCGAACATCGCCGCGCAGGTCAAGCTGGAGACCAACAGCGACGACAACGAGACCGCGCTCGAAATCACCGACAGCAAGATCAAGGCCGACAAGGCCGCTGGCAATCTCAAGACCGGGACCGGACAGGACCCGGGCAACGTCGCACCGTAGGAGACAACATGCCTCGCAAGAACTTTGGCGTCCGCATGGGACGCCCGCCTGCCACCACCGCCTCGAAGCTGGGCGCACCGCCGAAGAACGCCGTGTCGCCCATGGGCGCGTCGCCCAGCGACGGTTTCTCGCCGGGCCTCCCGGCTGCCGCGTTCAAGACGGGCGGCAAGGTCGGCTACCAGTGCATGCCCCGGCACCATGACAGCGAGGGGTTTTACGGCGGGTATAACCCGCGCAAGAAGTAGGAGACTGCAATGCCGTTGAAGAAGGGTTCCTCGAAGAAGGCCGTGTCGGCCAACATCAAGACGGAGATGGCTGCGGGCAAGCCGCAGAAGCAGGCCGTCGCCATCGCGCTCAACGTGGCGCGCAAGTCGAAAGGGAAGTGACATGAGCGACAAGGTAGGTAAGGGCGTGAAGGGTCCGGTGCCGATGCACAAGGCCCTCGCTGCTGGTGAGTCGTATGCCGAAGCGTCGGCCGCCGCTCTGGGCAAGCGTCAGGGAACGCACGGCAGCGTCAACACGCCGTCGAAGAACACGAAGTAATTCGTGATCCCTCTCGAAGTCGTTTTGGCCATCCTCGATGGTGTTCGAGGAGAGGCCATTGAAGCTGCCGAGTTCCCGCAACAGGACTACCGAACCGAGTTCGGGTTTGGTCGTGTTTCGGGGATTCTGCAGGCGGTTGCGCAGGTGCGTGAACGCTTGAACGAAAAGATCGAGGAAGCGAACAGCGACCAAGATCAAGACTAGGAGACTGTCGTGAAAGAGAGACTGCAAACCAAGGCCATCAGCGACGTGCTGGGGGTCGCGTACACCGAACGACTCAAAGAGGCGTTCCCCGATGTCGATCCCGGCATCGTTCCCATGGGTTACCTGCTGGTGCTGCAGCTTCGCAGCCCGGTGAAGAAAACGAAGGGCGGCATCCTGCTGGCCGACGACACGCGTGACGCCGACAAGTACCGGACGCAGACCGCGCTGGTGCGTTCGATGGGTCCGTCCGCGTTCAGGCGTCGCGACACGCTGGAGCCGTGGCCCGAAGGCGACTGGTGCGCCGTGGGCGACTTCGTGCGCGCGCCGATGTACGGCGGCGACCGGTGGGCGGTGAAGATCGAGGGCAACGAGGACGCCCTGTTCATCGCCATCAAGGACACCGACCTGATTGGCCTTGTCACGGCCGATCCGCTTGGCGTCATCAATTCCTGATAGGGGGCATTCATGGCACAGGCCAGACAGCGAGAAGTGGAAGAGGATCGTCCCAGCAAGGGCGGCGGCGAAGTCGTCATGGTTGGCGGCATGGACAACCTGACGGGCAACGCCAACGAGCCGGTCGAGATCGAACTCGAAGACGACAAGTCGCAAGACAAGCGAGTCGTTGCCGACATCGAGGACAGTGACGACGACAAGCAGGCCCGGCTCAAGGAAGTCGAGGAAGACGCACGTCTTGCCTACGACGACTCGGAGCGCGGCACCGAAGAGCGACAGAGTCGTCGCAAGCGGCGCAACAACGCCCGACGCGAGGCGATCAACGGTCGCGACGCCGAGATCGCCGGTCTCTACCAGCGCATCGACCACCTGACCGGCATCATTCAGGGCGTGACCAAGGGACAGGCCAGCCTGACCATGAACACGCTGGAGAGCCAGTTGGGTGCGGCCCAGCAGGCCCTGCAGATGGCGGACGAGGAACTTGCCCGCGCAGTCGCAAACAGCGACGGCGAGAAGTTCCGCGAAATCCAGCGTCTGCGCGACGAGGCGTCGGCCCGGGTGTTCCAGCTTTCGAACGCTCGCCAACGCATGGCCTACGAGGCGCAGGCTGGCGGACAGGTGCCGCAGCGTCCGCAGCCGCAGGGACAGGCACAAGCCACCGTCAGTCCGAAGGCCACGGACTACACCGAGACGTTCATGTCCCGGTTCTCCTATTTCGACCCGAACGGGACGGACGAGGAAAGCATGATGATCCGCGCCATCGACGACTCGGTGGCGGCGGAAGGCTACCGTCCGGACACGCCGCTGTACTGGCGCACGCTGGAAGAACGACTCGCCAAGCGCGGGTTCCTGCCGGACAAGGGCGGCGACTCGGATGACGGCGACGACACCCCGGAGCCGCGCCGCGTGGCCCGCACCACGGGCATGCCGCCCACGTCGTCGGGCCGAAACACCCGCCGCACGTCGGGCACGACGTTCGCCCTCGATCCCATGATGCGCGAGTATCTGGAAGGCGAGGGCCTGTTGGATCAGAACCTCGCGCCTGACCAGAAGCAGCGTCGCGACCGCCTGATCCAGCAGTGGCGGAACAACCAGCAGCGCGCCAAGCGCGGCGAATACAGTCGGTCGTAGGAGACAGCACCATGAGCAACAAGAACCAGCAGGACGAGCGGATGAACCGTCAGGAGCGTGATGCCACGCACCGGGACGACGACCACGGCGGCATGGGATCGAGGCAGGCCGAGACGGCCTCCCGCGAAGCCCCGCACGCCATGAGCGAGCCGCTGCGCCGCCGCCAGTTTCAGGATCGCTGGAACGAGAGCCTGCTTCCCAGCCTGCCGCCGAAGACCGGCTTCCACCGCTGCTGGGTCTCGACCTCGCACCCGGTGGACACCCCGCAGCGCCGCAAGCGCAACGGCTACAACTTCGTCATGCTCGACGACGTGAAGCACGAGGGCTGGTCGGCCGAAGCCAACTCGGTCAAGGACGGCGTGATGGCCGGGGCCGTCATGTGGCGCGAGATGGTGGCAATGGAAACCACCGCCGAGAACTACGAAGCCTACATGCGCGAGTTCCACTTCGACCAGCCGCGCGAACAGGCGCAGGGCATTTTTGACGGTCTCGATGCTCTGGGCGACGAGGCCCGCCAGAAGGGCGGCAGGATCACTCTGGAAGAGGGCATGCACGACCTCCGTCGGCGCATCGAAACCCCTCGCAAGGACATGTTTGACCTGTCCTGAACGACTCAGAGACTTGACGACTCGGTGCCGGAGGGCTTAGGCTCTCTGGCATTCCTGTCCTTTCAGTACGAGGATCAGGACCTGCACGCAGGCGTCTTGTAGCCAGTTGGCTCGGTGTAACGGCAGGTCACGGTATCCGGAACTGAGGCGGTCGTATGGTTGGCTAGTCCACCGTCTGGTGTTGAACAGGCCCCTGCCCGAATGGAGCAACCCATCTCGGAGGATTTATCCGTGTCCAGCACTGCCGCCCCGCAGGGGCTTGTTCCCGTCTATCACCCGTCCGGCACGATCCGCATCGAAAATCAGGTCGATGGCGTCGCTTCCGCTTACGGTACCGCCCTCTACACCGGCACCCCGGTCAAGCGCACCACCGATGGCACCCTCATCGCCACGGCGACCGGCGCGGACTCGTGCATCGGCGTCTTTCAGGGCTGCCAGTTCACGTCCTCGACCAAGCGTTTCGTGCTGCCGTACTTCCCGGCCAGCCAGACCTACGACGCCGGGTCGATGATCGCCTACTTCACCATGGACCCGCAGATCATCTACGAGGGTCAGGCGAACGCCACGATGGCGGCCACCACCATCGGTGAAGGCATCAACCTCGCCAACTCCTCGCAGGGTTCGACCTACACCGGTTTCTCGACGCAGGCTCTGAATGCCACGACGACCGGCAGCACCGCTGCCACCTTTCAGGTGCTGAACATCGCGCCGTATCCCAACAACGCTTGGGGCGACGCCTACCCGATCATCCGGGTGAAGATCAGCACCTATCAGGGTCAGGTGGCCTAACGGCCATAACAGAGAGGAGATTCAGTCATGGCCGTTCCTATGAATTCGACCCAGTTCAGGGTCATCGTCGAGCCGATCCTGAACGAACACTTCGATGGCGTGTACGACCAGCGCAAGGACGAGTACAAGGCCATCTTCCGCGTCAAGCCCGGCATCGCCCGTGCTTACCACGAAGAGCCGGTGATGTTCGGTCTCGGCACTGCCCCGGCGATGGCCGACGGCGGTCCGGTGACCTACAAGCAGGGCGGCGTGCTGTTCAACAAGCGGTACGTCTACCAACAGTACGGCGCGGCCTTCGCGATGACGAAGGTCCTCGTCGAGGACGGTGACCACATCAACCTCGGCAAGGTCTACTCCGAGCAGCTTGGTCAGGCGATGGTCGAGACGGAGGAGATCGCTGCGGCGAACATCCTCAACTACGCCTTCACCTCGTCTACCTCGACGCTCGGTGGTGACGGCCAGCCGCTCTGCTCGGCCTCGCACCCCATCGTCGGCGGCACGCAGAGCAACCTGCTGGCTACCCCGGCGGCGCTGTCGCAGACCTCGGTGGAAGCGATGCTGATCGCCATCCGCAAGGCTTACGACAACGACGGCAAGCGTGTTCGCATCACGCCGCAGCAGCTTGTGGTCTCGCCGGACAACGAGTTTCAGGCGGAAGTCATCACCAAGTCGGCGCTGCGCACTGGCGCGGCCAACAACGACATCAACCCGGTGATGAGCCTGAAGATTCTGCCGAAGGGCTTCACGGTCATCACTCGTCTGACCTCCACCACGGCTTGGTGGATTCACACCGACGAGCGCATGGGCCTGCAGTTCCTGACGCGCCGCATGGCCCAGAAGAGCATGGAAGGCGACTTCGAGACCGACTCGATGCGCTACAAGGTCACCTCCCGTTGGGATGTGGGCTGGACGAACTGGCGCACGGTGTGGGGTACGGCGGGCGCGTAAGCGACCGACGTAGCGCGACACCACGCGCGGCCACTTGCGGCGACCGGGATGCAGTCTCCCCGGTCGCCGCACCCCGCGACATCCCTAGGAGAATTCCATGCTCAATACGGTCACTCGTTGGCCCAACGGCTTCACGAACAACCAGCCGGGTTCCGATCTTGGCGACCTGATGGTCCCCGATCCGGCCACCTACAACATGATGTTCGACGACTTCACCCGGTTCACCGCGACCGACTGGGTTGTCACCGAGACGCAGGTCGGTGCCACGCAGGGTCTCGTTGCGGGTGACGGCGGTCTTCTGGCGCTTGTCAATTCGGCGGCCAGCGCCGACGTGAACAGCATCCAGTGGGCAGGCGGCTCGGGCGCGTTCCTCGGCGTCTATGATTTCGATCCGGCCAAGGACATGGTGTTCGCGGCGCGCTTCAAGATCAGCAACGCCACCAACGGCCTTCTGGTCATCGGTCTTGCCACGGTAGACACGTCCCCGATTGCGTCGCTTCCGGCCAACGGCCTGATCTTCAGCAAGCCTGCCAGCACGACGACCCTGTCGGGTGTCGTTCGTTCCGGTTCGGCTTCGGTGTCGGCCTCGGGTGCGGCGATGGCGGACGACACCTACGTCGTCGCGTCGATCTTCTACACGGCGGCTGACGGCAAGATGACGTTCTACCAGAACACCATCGCTGGTGGCATCTCGGCCTACCCGATCACTGGCTGGACGGCTCCGGTCGCTGGTCAGCTTCTGGCTCCGACCATCGCTGTCCAGAACAACACGGCGGCGGCTCAGACCTTGACCGTGGACTGGATGCTGGCCGCCAAGGCCCGCTGATGAATCACGCGACGCGCAATAGAAGTTGCGCGTCGCAATCATCCCTGCTCGCGACAGATTGAGGGCTGCATGTCTCTGAGGTTCGATTACACTGTCGCCGTTGCGGCACCCAACACTGCGGGTCTCGCTGCATTGCAGACGCGGTCTTCCGCCGGGTCTCTGACCCTTGTCGCCAACACGGTTGGCACCGGTTACGGACAGATGGTCACGCTGACTTCAGCCGCAGACCTTTCTGCCATCAACTTCACGGTTACCGGAACGCCTCCCGGCAATCCGCGCAAAACGATTTCCGTCACCGTGGCTGGACCAAACGCCACGACAAAAAACGTCAACTATTTCGGTACCGTCACCGACATCACGGCCAGCGCCGCCTTCAATCCCAACCAAGTATCGGCTGGTTGGACCAACGTCGGCGTTTCTCCAGCGTGGGTTTGCGACGTTCGCCAAGCGCCGTTTGCCTTGGGTTTTGGTTGCGTAATCCAGACCGGCACGCCGACGCTGTCGGTACAACACACGTTCAGCACGATGTTCGAGCCTTACGGCAACATCGACCCCACGACGTGGGAGTGGTTCACCAACGCCGCCATCAATGGCCTCGCCGTAAGCACGGACGGTAACTACGCTTTCCCCGTGAGTGCGGTGCGCATGGTCGTCAACGGCACGGGAACCGTGACGTTCAAGGGCTATCAGGCGGTGGTGGGAAATGGCTGATAACAACAACGTAGGCGTCGGCAGCAACGTCGGCGGTGGCGGTGTCAGCGCGCTGTCCAACACCAGCGTGACGTGGGCAAACATTCCGGCGGCCGGGACTGCGGGCAGGACGATCTTCGTCAGCAACGCCGGAACCAAGGGCAGCTTCTGGTACGACGACGGCACGCGCTGGAAGCCGATGAACGGGCAATGCTTGCTGGCTTCGCTGGATAGCGCATCAGCAAACATTGGCAGCACTTCGACCATTGTTATGCAAGCCACCATCCCAGCCGGTATGTGGCAGACCGGAGACATTATCCGCGTCCAAGGTTTCATGGAAAAGAGCGGCGCGACGGATACTGGTATTACTGTGATTTCTTGCGGAACTTCCGGCACAACGTCAGATACGGGCCTGATCAGTGCAACATGGATGGCCGCAACAAGCCGCACCACCGACTATTTTAATGATTTTCGCTTGGAGTCAGCTACCTCGTCTCAGCTTGTGTCGATTGCACCGGGCTATGGAGCAACCACCAGCGTCCTCGCCTCTCCGGTAACAATTTCATCAGCGGCAACCAATACGCTTTACATAAGCTGGGGAATTAGAAGCAGCGGAGCGACAGACACGGTATCTGGCCGCGCGGGCAGTGTTTGGCTGATTAGCAAGGCGAACTGATAAAAAGTAGGAGACTTCAATGTCAGGCGCTTGGACACGCAAGGAAGGAAAAAACCCTGAAGGCGGCCTGAACGCCAAGGGACGAGCCTCTCTTCGTGCGCAGGGCCACAACATCAAGGCCCCGGTCTCGCGCGAACAGGCGCAGAAGTCGGACAAGGCCGCCGGTCGCCGCAAGAGTTTTTGTGCCCGCATGGAGGGCATGAAGAAGAACCTGACCAGCGCCAAGACCGCGCGCGATCCCGACAGTCGCATCAACAAGTCGCTGCGCAAGTGGGATTGTAACTAATGGCTCTTTCGGGCAGCAATACCGGCGCACTTCGTCCGTACACCGCGATTCAACTTATTGAAGGCGCGACCAGCCGTGCGGGCATCAAGCCCACGTCGCTGACGACGGAGATCGTCGAGAAGTCGCTCGATGAACTGAACCTTGTCTTCACGCAGCTTCTCAATCGCGGCATCCAGTTGTGGAAGCGGCAGAAGTTGATCCTGCCGTGCTACCTGAACCAGCAGATGTCCACGCTTCCGTCCGGCGTGAACCTCGTGGACAAGCTGACGCGCCGCAGCCTGCAGCGCCAGATTGGCACCCCGTTCAGCGACGGCGGCGGTGACGCGGACCTTGCGTTCGACGACGATCTGGAAACTGCCTGCACGCAGACCTCCACCGATGCCACCAACGGTCTCAGCATCGGGTGCATCTTCGATCAGGCCACGCAGGTCACGACGGCAGGCGTCCTGTTCGATCTTGCGGCGGTGATCGACAACCTGTCGTTCGAGTATTCCCTCGATGGCGTCACGAACTGGACCGCACTCACGTCTGTGC